CCCATCCTTATGTTTTCTCTGAGCTCGATCTCGGAGTAAGACTTGCTGTAGCATAGGGCCCCACTGATGGCGGCTTCTTTTAAACGTCCAGTCCAGAGGCTGGTGTTGAAGGGGAGCCTCATGAAAGTGCGGCTACAGTAGGAGAGCTCAGCAAGCTCCCTGGGCGGAATTTCACTGCCTTTCTTGTCTGGGTCAGTGGCTTCCATGGCCAACACCCTGCCTGCAAACTCCGCAACATCACTGCCGGTGAAGTTTGGCTCATTGCTGGCCATGGCAGTGTCGTCTCCAGTGTGGTAACTCCACACGTCATGGTAGTACTGTTCAGGAGTGGTGGCCCAGGAGAAGGTGTCCAAGTAGGAAAAGAAGACGATGAGGGCTCCGACTAGACCGTCAACGAAAGAGGTGCAAGGCACTCCGGAGGGCATGCCGGCGTCTCGTGAGAACAAGGTCTGCCCACAAAGTGATGGAGCGGAGTTGATGGTTGCGAAGGCCTGGTTGAAGAGTTGGGAAAGAGTGTGATTAGCACTCGTAAGGTGTCTGAGAAAGAGTGAGACCGCTTCAAGCATAACTCCTGGAATAGTCAGGTCAAAGCTGCTGAAATCTATATCGTAGAGCTTGCTGTAAGTGACGAGCTTCTCTGCAAGGCCATTGTAGTCCTCAAGAGGGTTGAGAGCCGTTAAGACTGGGGAATCAGCGCCGAGCTTCTCAAATTGTCTTTGAATGGGCATGAGCAGCCGCCTCAGGTTGACGACGGTGACTGGATCACAAACGTTGACAATTCTCTTCTTCCAGATTTTCTCATTGGGAAGAGTCTCAGACTTGAGGCTGTAAGAGGTGGGGAGGACGAAAAGCTCCCCTCTCTTCCAAGCTGCCCATTGCTGGTCGATCATAGTTTTGACAGCAGAACCTGGGGCGCCGATGAAACTGCCCCTGGTAGGCCCGAAGATGTCACTCTTCTTTGTACATCCGGGGTGAAGCATCTGGAAAGCGGCACCGGTTGCTGTGCTGAAGTCGAGGGGGTCTATACCGGAGCAACCCCAAATTGCCTCCTCAACGCTCAGGGGGGCGTAATTCTTGTGAGCATCTAGCTGGGTTCTCCAATAGTCGCCTAGTGCGCCTGCTGCTTCTGCCATGTCCCTACGGTACTCGTATGCCGGATGTTCGGGACCTGCTATATTATGCTCCGCCTTGGACAGGCGTATGTTCTCGGCATGGCGATTGCCATTTAGATCAGCTGGGATTTTGTGGGAGAACTCTCTTTCAATGACGGCTTTTGATAAGACGGGCTTCTTCAAATTGCCAAAGAGAGGCTCGAAATGGCCATTATGGATCTCATGCTTGCCTTTCACTTGATCAATAGGAATGAGATTGCTGGGCGCGTACGCTATGGTAGTGAGGCAGCCGGCAAGCTGGTTAGGGGCTTCGGCTGGTGGCATGAGCTTGTCAACTATGACAGGGTGAGTGTAAACTGCCTTTGTGCCTCTTGCGCCGTCACTGAGGAGGTAATCAGCCCTGATTGCAAGCGGGGCTGCTTCAGCACAGGAAAGATCGACAATGGAGCGTCTGACTGCGTTGTACTCTTCAACAGTGAGGACTGAGAAAATGTATGCGCGGTTGGTATAGCTCTTGCCGCTGTAACAGCCCAGCACGTACTCCTTGCAGTTTGATGCTTCAGCGGTGATAATTGTGCCACAGGCGCCCTCAACAAGGAGGGGACAACCGGTAGCCCCAATAGCACAGAGGCCGGCTTTGCCGTCGATTCTGGCGAGGTCAGAATGAAAGGGGATGAGCATCTGAGACTGATAGACAAAGGGGAGCGTGTGGCTTTCCTTGCCAGAGGGGGCTCTTACGGTGACTTCTCGAAACTTTGAGAGTTCTGTCGCTGGTAACAGAGCCCCATGGAGACTCTTGACACCGGGAACTGGGGTGACCTGCCCATTCGGAAGAGCGACGACAGCCCAAGCGACATCAAAGTTCTGGAAAGCCATGATCCTCTTCAGAGTGTAAGTCGACCCCGCTGCGCTGAATGTCAAATGGTCGTCCTCCGAAGGGAAAAGATGTAGAGGCAGGCGCATGAGGAAAGGCTCAACAAGAAGACCGTAGGCTCTGGTGGCGGCTGTGTTATTGCTGACTTGGAAAACATTTGCTGACCACTTCTTGGCTGAGGCACCGTGGGAAAAGTCACCCAGGTGCTCGAGGCTGATCTCGACGCCTGTTGCTGTCCATTCGTAAGACGCACGATACTGGTTTCCCCGAATGTCGAGGTCGACGGAGTCAAAGTTCTTGAGAAAGCCTGAGCGTCTGCCTAGTTGGAGGCGAGCATCATGGAGGACGGATTCGTAAATGGTACCATCCAGGTCGTAGGTCTTGTATCTTTTCCCGCCTATGTTTATGTATCCGTTGTATTTGCTCTGCCTCTTACGTGCCTTGTTCTTGCCTTTGGCATGGGAGAAGTCATAAGTCGGGGAACCAGGACAGCGAGCTGTATAGGTGTGGCCTCCGTTCTCATTATCCCAGCAGTGCTGGCAGCGGAGAGGAAAAGTGGGCTCATCAGAACCATCGGGGAGATGCTGCTCGGTGGGCTTGAACCTGTCCCAAAGGACATAAGCCAAAACGGCAGTGACGAGGGCGAGGAGTGTGCCGAAGGCGACATCGGCAAAAGCGAGTGCTTTAACTTTGTCTGTAAGGTTCTTAATTATACCTGTGAACCTGGCGGAAATGGTATCACTGTCAGGGGGGTAGGCTGCTAGGACGGCAAACCAGACTCTAGTTCTCCTGACTTTCTCTCTGCTGAGATAAAAGAAGGGGTCGGCCACGTGTGGATCAACCGGGGCGATCTCTGAAGAGACTGCGTTGACCAAGTCTGCATCGACTGGGTAAGTACCTGTCACACAAGTGAAGGTAGAGGTGCTTGGATCGAAACTGGAGGCTTCACCTGCGTAGCCGATGTAATAGTGGCTGCCATTGAAGAAGTACAGCTTGTCTTTGACTTGAAGATAGAGCTTGGGGTTGGGGACACCAACGCTGAGGGCGTGGAAAAGTCGCCTCAAAACCGCGCCAAGGCTGGCCATGTTGACCCTATTCAGATCATGTTTGGCCAGAAAGGCCTTGAGCCTGAAGCTACTGTTAGTGAGAACTGCCTTCTTGATGGCTGCTTCGTCTTCGGTGTGTAGTTCGAGCCACAAGTCGGACTCATGCATGGTGAAACCGACAGGGTCTGGCATCTTGTCTAACTGTTTCGGGAAAGCGGCGCCAGCATTAAAGAGCCCCCAATCGACTAGGAGGCTGGAACTGGTAAAAGGCTGGCCGTCTCGGTAAGCAGCCCCACTCATATTGGCCACAACCAGCCTGGTTTCAGGTGTGTCCGAGAAAGGAAATCTCCTCTCAAGACCGGGTTCAAATGCTTTGATGTACTCATAAGGGCGGGTCCAATAAGAGTGGTTGAGCTTCTCCATGGGGCCAAGGGGGGGCCCATAGTTGGAAATGACGACGATCTTCGTGAGGGCAGGACACGAGTTGTAAAACGTCATGAATGCGCTCTGGTCCTGTTGTCTGCTCGGGTTGAATGCGTCGTCGAGGACGACGAGACTGTCAGGTCTAAGAGAAGGGGCGGCGCCAATGGCTTCAGTCAAAGAGTTAAAGCTTCTGACTGGGCAGCCTAAGAGACCAGCTGCCTCTGTAAAAGTGGGAGCTAGGACCTTTGACTTACCACAGCCTGGCCTGCCTGCTACGTAATGAAGGAACTTAGAGTCCCCAGCAGAATGGCTGACGTCAATGATACCGTCGCCATCCCTGAGGTAATCAACTGGGATGCTGTTGAGTCTACTTTCGGGGGACCTCTGCTTGAAGGCCTTGTGTGCTCTAGCAAGTCTGTGGACAATAATGTCGATAACCTCTTGATAGGTTATACGATCATCAGGAGCGCCATCTGTGCGGGGGTAGACTGTGTCTTTGTTCTGGTCATTGGGAGAAACCACCCTGAATTTGAGGTGGCTAAAGTCCTCCTTGCGTGATGGTTGGTTGTTCCTGAAATCATCCAAACTCTTGTCAAAGCCGTCGTGGTAAACCTGGAGCTCTAGCATGCGAGTGCGAAGGGCGGCAGCGGCATTTTGATGGAGAGCTGTGCCGCAGGCGTCAAGACCAACGTTGCCTGTGAGTATAACGAGCTTCGGTTTGAGGACTTGATTCTTACCGCTGAGATCTGCTGATGGCATGGGAACGCAGTTGCCAGAAATAATATCATTGAGCTTGATGTATGGAGACTTCTCCGGTGAGAGGCCTCTGGCTCCACCAACTTCGTCCAGCCAAACTGTGTGTTCACCGTAGTAATTGCTTGAATGAGCTGCTGTTGGCTGATAGCTGAAAACATTGCTGTTAAATCCCTTGAGCCTTTTTGAGATAACAAGAGGGATGTCCCTGGCCAGTGTGCTCTTGCCGAGACCACCTTGCACAG